TCGTCGATGAGGTGATCACCATGGCGGAGCTGCCGTCTGAGGGCGGCGATCCCTATCGCGCCTTCGTCTGCCAGACGATCAACCCCTGGGGTTTCCCGGCTAAGGACCGCTCCGGCCGCCTGGCCCAGGTCGAAGAACCCCACCTTGGCCGCCTCATGGCAAAAATCCGAGCGCCGGCAGCCCCGGCCCCTGACAGGCTGACCTACGCCCCGCCGCCCGCCGATCCGGCCGATGACGACCAATCCCAACCGCAATCCTGAACATAGAAGGAGGTTCCCCATGGGTTCCTGGAACGACTTCAACGACGCGCAGTCCAACACGAACCTCATCCCCAAGGGTACGCTGGCCAAGGTGCGGCTGACCATCCGCCCCGGCGGCTTCGACGATCCCTCGCAGGGCTGGACCGGGGGCTATGCCACCCGCGGCTCCACGGGTGCCGTTTACCTCAACGGCGAGTTCACTGTGACCGAGGGGCAATATGCCCGCCGCAAGATCTTCACCTTGATCGGGCTTCACAGCCCCAAAGGCCCTGACTGGGCCAACATGGGCCGCAGCCTGGTGCGCGGCATGCTGAACTCGGCGCGTGGGATTTCCGACAAGGACATGTCGCCCGAGGCGCAGGCCGCGCGGCGCATCAGCGGTTTCGCCGATCTCGACGGCATCGAGTTCGTGGCTCGCATCGACATCGGCACTGATGCCAGTGGCGACGACAAGAACGAGATCCGCGGCGCCATCACGCCTGATCATCGCGACTATGCGCAGATCATGGGCACGGCGCCGCTCCAGTTCAGCGGTAATGCCCCGCAGCAGAATACTACCGCCCCAACGTCCTCGTCCAATCCGCCAGCAGCCAACCCCGGTGCCCCCGGGCGGCCGAGCTGGGCGCAGTAAGGGGGATCGGACGTTGCCTCGGCCGCGCATCAAACCGCGTACGAGGCGCAAGCGCCAGCGCCGCATGGGCGTCCCTCGTGGGCAGACTGAGCCTCGGGCCGTCTGAGGTGGAGCGCTCTTGCGCTTCACCGACACACGGATGCGGCGAATGCAGCAACTGAACTGTGTCGCGCAAATCCCACCCGCGCCCAGGACGGCTTCGCTTAGATCGGGCACTGATCGCCTATGGCATCCGCGCGGCACGCTCTGCGCTGTCTGCTTGTCCCGCACCCGTGGCTTCGGCTGGTTCAATCCCCACCAGCCGCGCCCAAACAGGATCCGCCGCTGGTTCTGCTCCATGGGCTGCCAGGCGGCCTTCACCCGCAAAGCGAAGAAAGGACTGACCATGGTCGAGTTTACGAATGAAGAAACACAATCCCTGCCTGCTGTCATGCGCGCGCTGGCCCCGGAAATGGAACGGATTGGCTGGGAGAGACCGCTTGCCCAGCTGTCGCCGGGCGACATGCAGCAGCTGATCGTCACCACCGTCAACGCGTTCCGCGCCGAGATGTCGAAGATCACCCTGGAAGACGAGATCCCGTTTTGATGCTGGATTTCAACCCACGCCCCTCGATGGCCGAGCGGATCAACGCGCTGGTCGATGCGGCCCTCATCGCTGAGCGGGATGCCACGCCACCCCGGACCTATCTCGGCGCCTCTCGCCTTGGGCACGCCTGCGAGCGCGCGCTTCAGTTCGAGTTTGCCGGTGCCCCAAAAGATGACGGCGCCGATTTCAGCGGCCAGACGTTGCGGATATTCGCCATCGGCCACGAGCTCGAGGGTCTGGCGATCCGCTGGCTACGCGCCGCCGGGATCGATCTGGTCACCCAAAAGCGCGATGGCGGCCAGTTCGGCTTCTCCGTCGCGGGCGGTCGTATCCGGGGCCATGTCGACGGGATCATCGCCGATGCCCCGGCAGCGCTTGGCATGCGTGTTCCCGCGCTCTGGGAGTGCAAGACCATGAACGCAAAAAACTGGCGGGCCTGTGTCAAGGACGGAGTCACTGTCTCCAAGCCCGTCTATGCCGCCCAGATCGCGATCTACCAGGCCTATATGGAGCCTGCGGTGCCGGGGGTTTCGGCCGCGCCGGCGCTGTTCACGGCGATCAACAAGGACACGGCCGAGTTGCACCATGAGTTGGTGCCTTTCGATGCCGATTTGGCGCAGCGCATGTCCGACCGCGCCGTGCGGATCCTGCAGGCCACCGATGCGGGCGAGTTGCTGCCTCGCATCGCCGCCAACCGCGATTTCTTCGAATGCCGGTTCTGCGCCCATGCAGAGCGGTGCTGGGGCCTCGCCAAATGACCGATGATCCGAGCGATCCCGAAGAGGACAAACCCATGCGCGATGACACAACGCCCGACATGCGCGCGGAAAACATCGTCCATTTCAATCCGTGGCGCGACTTCAACGACGCGGCCCCGCAAATCGACGTGTTTGGCGATGAGCCCGATCCTGCGCAGATCGCCCAATTCATGCAGGTCGTCTTCGGCTATTGCGACGGGCTGATCCCGGTCCGAAGTTTCATCGACAAAGGCCAGGGCATCGATGGCCGCCCGCATAACATCTGGCTCGAGGCGGATCAGGCCGCCCCCGAGAAGATGGCGACCTTTGCCACATGGGCGTCGCGTGAGGGTGCGGCGGTCTATGTGATCCCCGGCACCGTGGCCGCGTCCGGGCAGGCCAAGGCCGCCGAGATCCTCCAGATGCAAACCGTGGTCGTCGACCTCGACACCGGCGATATTGCCGCCAAGCGGGCCCATCTTGAGCGCCATCTTGGCGTGCCGACCATGGTGGTGGAAAGCGGCGGCGTGACGCCCGAGGGCCAGCGGAAAGCCCACGTCTGGTGGATGCTGACCGAGCCTGCGGAAGGTGAAGACATCGCCCGGGTCTGCCGTCTGCGCGGCGACATTGCCACCAAGGTCGGCGGCGACATGCATTTCCGCTCGGCGCACCAGCCTATCCGTGTGGCGGGCTCTGTCTATTACAAGAACAGCCTGAAAACGCAGGTTCGGATTGTCGAACTGAACGCCGACCACGAGCGTGATCTGGTCGAGTTCATCGAAGCGGTCGCCGACATGCCGCCCGCGCCGGGGGTATCGCTGCAACCCGAATTTACCCATTCCGAAAAGCCCGCCATGAACGATGTGCTGGTCACGCCGGTGCGCGAGGGCGCGCAGGACGACTGGTCCCGCTTCGAGGGCGCGTCTGCCGCGATCGGGCATTTCGTCCGCATGGTTCACGAAGGCCGGATGACCAAGGATGAGGGCTGGGAAGGCATCTGCGGCTACAACGCCGCGATGCTGCGCCCGCAATGGCCGGTCGAGCGTCTCAAGCGCGAGTCCGAGCGGCTCTGGAACCGGCATGTTAAGAAATACGGGCCGCCCCTGATCCGATTGAACTCCGGCGCACCGGTGCCGGTTGAGATGCCCGCTTTCACCCTCGGCGAGCTGCTCGATGACGACAGTCCGATGCCGGAGGACATCATCGCACCGCGTGTCCTAACACCGGGCGGTCTGCTGGTGCTGGGTGGCGCGCCGAAGGTCGGTAAAAGCGATCTGCTGATCTCCTGGCTCGTCCACATGGCGGCAGGTGTGCCATTCCTCGGCTTCACCCCGCCGAGGCCGCTGCGGATTTTCTATCTGCAGGCTGAGATCCAGTATCACTATTTGCGCGAACGGCTGAAACAGATCGCCCTGCCGCCGGAGGTCCTAGCGGCCGCGCGCGATACATTTGTCGCCACGCCCAAGCTCAAGATGCTGCTCGACAACGAGGGCAGCGTGCGAGTCGCCCGCGCCGTGCAAAACGCGTTCCCAGATGCGCCGCCAGACATTCTCTGCGTCGACCCGATCCGGAACCTGTTCGACGGCGGGCCCGATGGCGGTGGCGAAAACGACAACACCGCGATGATGTTTTTCCTCAAGGAACGCATTGAAGTGCTGCGCGACCATATCGACCCCGACTGCGGGGTGATCCTGATCCACCACACCAAGAAGCTTAGCAAGCAGCAGGTCAAAGACGATCCCTTCCTCGCGCTCTCCGGCGCAAGCGCGCTGCGCGGATTCTACACCTCTGGCCTGATCCTCCACCGGCCCGACGAGGAGGCCACGGAACGCAAGTTCGAGATTGAGCTCAGGAACGGACC